GCGATTCTCCTAAATCTTTAGGTCCTTGATAAGACGAGAAACCTCATCTTTCAAGTACTTTTGTATTTTGTCGTCTTTCCCAGACTCCCTAGCCATCTCAAGAATTTGGTGACCATATTTCATGTTCATTAATCCTTCATAGATTGCTTTAGGGTAAGCATTTGGAGCACTGGGTTGTGCGACCACATCGACAGTGACAATTTCAAAGTCACTGACATGTCCGTTATGCGGGTCCACGTTACCTGAACCGCGACTTGATACACCCAATCTTACACCTGATTGTAGCATGGTTTTAACCAGCTCGCCCATTGGCGTTGGAAGTATCTTTAGTTTTCCATAACCATTTGGACCATCCATCCACATGTTAGTAATCATGTGACATACACGGTCTAGGTTAATTTTAAGGTCATCTGGGTGATCTACTTCACCAAGAACACTGTTACCTTCTTTGATTTGCTCGTTAAGTGTCTTTACTGCGTTAGTAATTTCACTTACAGGATAAACTCGCTCATTGGCGTTTTTAACACCACCTTGTATGCAGATGCCTTCCATATAGAGTTCCTTACCGTCTTTGCCTTCAACAAGTTGAATTTGTGCGGTTTCGAAGGTAAGGTTTTCTCTAAGGTAAAGAGCCATACTCGGTTATCCCTTAATTAAGCTATTGGACTTTTGGTGTTCACACCAGAAGCTTGTGCTAGGTCCGGCTTAGGAGCAGGCTTTACATCAGGCTTTGTTGTGTTACCTTGGTCAGTTGACTTTGGTGTTGGACGGCCACTTTCAGCTGCTGTATCTGTTGATACTGGCTTTGCATCCATGCCTTTTGCACCGCTGTTAGCAGCAACTGGTGATTTACTTGAATCACTTGTTGTTACTGGCTTAGGAGCAGCAACTAGGTCAACGCCTTCTTCTAGGCTTTCAAATTGCTCTTCCATGTCAACGTCTACATCCATATCGTCGCCGGCCATGTCGTCAACATCAATGTCAACTTCTTCTTCACCATGCTCGTCTTCGATTTCGTCAGTGTTGTCATCAACCTGACCCATTAGATCTTCAAATTCTGCCATTAGTTCGTCTAGCTTGTCTTCGAGACCAACTACACGATCTTCTAGGTCTTCATCTGCATCGTCGTCTGTGTCAACGTCGATCATTTCAATTTCTTCTTCATCTTCAAAAGCAACGCCTTCTTCTTCGGCTTCTACTTCGTCGATAAGATCGTCAACTTGTGATCCACCAAGCTCTGACTCTTCGATAGACTCATCCATCTTGTCATCATACTCGATGTCTTTTTTAACTTCTTCGCCAGCTTTTTCAGCATGGTCATCTTTTTCAGCTTCTGACTCTTCTGCCATGATCTCTTCGTAAATGTCCTTAGACTTGTCTACTACGATTTCATGGAAAAGTGCTTCAGCTTTATCTTGTTCGTCATTGATGACGTATTCGATTAGTTGCTCAAACTTGTTCATAAATTTATACTCCTTGTATGGGCTCAGTATAATATTTAACATAAATGTCAAAAACTATGTAGTTATAGTGGTAAAATGGGTAGAAAACGAAGAATTTATTGTGCTAAAGAAAAAATCTCTAATAAATTCTTACATTTGCGGTGGTGGTGGCGCAAATTGGGCTTGAATCTTTTTTAGCTCTTGCTCTTTTTCATAGTTGCGCATGTCATACATGCGGCGCAACTTTGAAATCTGTTTAAGAGTTAGTTTTGTTTTACGCAGTTCGCCAAGCTGAGGAGTAGAGTTATCATCCTCTAAATCCTGGTAGCCTTCTGGTGCTGCATCAAAAAATTCAAATAGTTTCATAATAATATTTATGCCGGTGGTGCTTCTGGTGCTGCTGGTGCTGCCATATCAACATTGACATCAACTTCACCACCACCTTCGGCGCCTGCTTCTGCACTGACTGCATCGCCCATTTCAATATCGCCTTCGATATCACTTGGGCTAACGCCAACTGTACGCAAATCGCTGCCTTGCGGTTCTGATTCAATAGGCTGGGCAGTTTCTTCGCCCCACAACTCAGTGTTTTCTTGCAATTCATCGTCAGTTAGACCTAGATAACGCTTCATTAAAAAACGCTTGCTAAAGTAAGGAAGCTGTTCTAATGCGCCAAATGCTTGCATTCTAGTGGTATCAAGCTCTGCTTGACGATAGCTAGCAAAGTTTTGTGGTGGAGCAAATTTGATTGAGAATAACCCGTTATCAATGTTAAAGCCTCTCCAGCGCATAAACATTTTGAATTCGTCATCTAGCTTTTGGATAACCTGCTTTTGCAGTCTTTCACAATACTGATTGAATCTGTATTCTTGAATAAGTGCAGTGCCAACACGACCATCATTCATTGGTCGATCCGAATCGTCTGGGCCAGTAGGCAAGTAGCTGCTAGGAACACGCAACCCTCTGCACATCTTGTTGTTGAAGTATTTTAAATCATCAATCTGTCCAAGATTCTCACCACCCGGTAGTGTTTCAACTTTTGATCCGCGGCCTTCAGCAGTTTGTGGGAAAAAGTAATCTTCGTTGATTGATAGCGGATTGTATGTGGTATCCATTGTGGTACCGGCTTGTCCGCCTTGCTGATTGGGAATACGTCTTTGATGCACTTCGTTTTTAACACGTTCCACAAACTGCATTGCAAGGTGCGAAGGCATGTTGCCCACATCAATATAGAACACTCTGCGCTCTGGCGCACGTTGTACACGATAGATAAGGATTGAATCTTCTAGCAGTTCTTTTTGCTTGAACACTTTGAAGATCATCTCAAGCACACTTTGACTGAATGGCCAATAAAAGTCTAGGCCTTCACTAAGTCCCAAGTGAATAACATTTTTAGCATCAATAACTGTTTCATTAATGGTATGCTCAAATCTGCTTTGTCCACCTGCTAGTGGTGTATTTGGAATGGTATAGTTTGCACTGCCGTTAGCACCACCCGAACCTGTGATCTGTCCTGCATTTGGATTTGATCCATAGTCTGTGGTTTGTTTTGGCGCAATGCTGAGATTTTGAAAGTTGGGATTGATGTCGCGGATAACATACTGTTCTGGACGCTTGCCTTCGTTTTCATTTACAATAACACGCACAACTTTGGTCATGTCAACCCAGTACAGTTCAAATGTTTCTGGGTCACGCACAAACACTTGATCGCCATACTTCAGTGTGTTGCGGAAGATGCGAAACATTCTTTGATCAAACTTGTTTAGCTTGGTCCACTGTTGTAGCTGTTTTCTAATAATTTCAATTTCGTTGTTTGTAGGAGTATCTGTGTACTCAACTTCAAACGGTGTGTTGTTGCTTTCGTTTGTCTGTGTAGCAAATTCAGCAATAATATCCAAACAAGCATTGATTTCACTGTCACAGTCCATGTTTTCGTACTGATTGTAGCGTTCAATTCTGTTGGGATGTCCAGAATATACTTCGGGCAAATGACTTTGATAGTTTTTAAAACCAAACTGTCCGCCGGATCCACCAGTGCCATAGCTCGGACCGCGCTGTGTTTGTCCGCTAATGGGAGAAAGCTGGCCGCCTTCGTTGCCCACTACTTTAAAATACTTTTTCCAAGACATATATTATTTTCCAATGCGCATTGCTGTTAACAAGAGTATTTATCGTTATCGATTCGCTGCTTGGAGTATTTTGGTATTAATGTCGTTGTTGCGACTCATAGCTGATACAAGTTGATCCAGTCTGTTGATACTGGCTTCCATTAGAGCATTGTTTGGGCTGCTTGCTGTATTTGCTGTGGGTTGCTCAGCCGGCTGTGTTCTTTCAGGTAAATTTGCTGACACTGCACTACCATAGTCAGCACTGTTATAACTGTTTGCAGGACCAGCTATGTTTGACATTTTTGTAAGTTGATCGTTTGGCATAACCATATTAGATCTTGTATTTGCTGCATCTGACATTTGTGACAGTTGATCGTTTGGCAAGATTGTGCCAGACATATTTGGCACAAATGCTTCAACACCTCTTTCACCAATTTTGTACAGTTTTCCAGCTTCAACTGGTCCGCCTACTGCTCTTTCTCCTCCAAATATACTGGTGAAGAAACCCAATCCAGTACCAAGTACGCCGCCAACGGCTGCACCAATTGGACCGCCAAAAGCGGCACCTAAAGCTGCACCTCCTAATCCCATTGTTATTGAATCAGCAGCAGCTTTTGTCCAATCAATTTCATCTTTTCCAGTAGCAGCTTTGGTTGTGTCTTTTTCCAGTTTAGCAGCAATTTCTTCT